GGGGCTTGCGAACACGATATTGTGAAGACGCTTAATGTTGATACCAGTACTAAAAGTACCATAGGACGCAATGATGATAGCATTGTTTTCTTGCTCCGTGATTAATCTTACTTGTTCTCTATCTTCAGTATCAACTCCTCCATGAACAAAGAAGACTTTGCGATCTGACGATACATTACTATTTATCATTTCAAAAAGAACCTCACCGTGTTTCTCCACGTAGGCAAAGAGTATTAATGTATTTCCTTCTTGATTTAATGCTAAGTTACGAATAAATTTATTTCTTTTATCCATCGTACAAATATAATCCATCTCATCTTGATACGATTCAAATACCCTACTATCATGTTGTAATAGAAGTACTGTGATATTTAATTTAGATAAGAATCCTTTATCAATTAACTCCTTAGTTTTAATAACCTTATTAACAGAACCAAACAATCCTTCTAGTACTAATTGATTTGTATTAGATCCATCCAGTGTTCCAGTAAAACCGATTCTATGTTTGCAGTTATGCAACTTGGTCATTATATTAATAAGAGATTTTGCTTTAAACAAATGAGCTTCATCTCCTATAACACATCCAAATTCTTCAAAGTATTTTTTAGGTAACTTATATATTGATTGCCATGTTGTGACAGTTACTGGTTTGGATGTATACTTCTCTCTACCAGAATATATCTTATGACAATATTCATCAGAAGACCATCCATAACTATTAAAATCTCCACATAACTGTTCTACTAATGAAGTTGTAGGTACTACTATTAAAACTCTATCTTCTTTATTAACAAAATATCTAGTAATAGCATAGATCATTAATGACTTACCAGATGCAGTAGGCGATAATAATAATCTTCTATTATATTTTAAAGCTTGGTATATTGCATTATATTGATAGTCTCTTACCTTTAATGGAATATTTAATGACTTTACGAAATCCGCTACGCCTGGTGCTGTAATAAATTCATTCCTCTCACAAGGTAATCCATACTCATCATTTCTTTTATCCTCATAGGAATACCCATTCTCCGCCAACCATTCAGTTAAGTAATCATATAGTCCACAATATATCTTTCCTTCTGCTGGACTAAACAATTTAATAGTTCCATCCCAGAGTCGTCTTTTATATTGCGGCATAAATTTAGCGCCTGGAACCTCAAAAGTAAAATATGATGAAAGTTCATATTTAATATGTGGTTCACAATCAACTTTTAGATATACCTCATTCTTCTTCTGAATAGTGACATCAGACATTAGATGCTACCTTGCATAAATTTTTGCCAATCTATGCTATTCTTAATTTGGAATCCTCTGTTGTTTAAACAATGGAGAACTTTGTCAAGAAAAAACATGATCTCTTCATAGTAATTTATACGGGCAAGCAAAGCTTGAATATCCGTATCAGATTCCATGTATAGTGATAGATCCTGTTTTAGAATCTTTAGATCAAAAGGTTTTTCTTTATAAACTTCTTCATCTGCTTTACCAGTATAATATTCAAACTTCTCTCGAAGTAGAACCTTATACTCCATTTCTTTTTTAATCTTAAGTAGTTTTACATCAGAAAGATACTTAAGATATTTGCTATGTAATTGTGGTATTTTTATAGACTCTTCATCTAATAACTCAGGGTCAATTTTAGAATCAATAGTCCACTCATGTTGCACATCATCAAGTGTAATCATAAAAAATTTAATTCAATATTTGTTGGAAAGGTGTAATCCAGTCTTCACTGGGGTTAGTTACGACTATAACATCCATGTTTCTAGCATTTAATTTTTGCATTAATAAGTCATGAGATGCCTGAATAGTACCTTGTGTCATACTTCCAGAAGTATCTATATAGACAGCAATCTTAGATCCATTTGGTAAACTATCTAGGTTACATATCGTATACCAATCTGAAACATTATTTGCATTACCACCATCCCTATTAACAGCAAGAGGCCCAAATGTCTTATCAGTTTTTTGCGAACCAATAAATGACGTATCTGTAATTGTTATATTAGGACTTGTTGCAATAGTTGTAGTTCCTAGAAAATCTTTAACTGCTACATTAAAAACTTCAGATCCTTCAATCAAACCATCTCTACCCATATATAAAGTTGCAGTAGCTGCATTACTATTAATAGTAACTTCTTTATATGTAAAAGCATTAAATTCTGGGTTTGTAGAGTTTAGAGAAACATCAGAAAATATTGTAGCACTTCCAGTTACATATTGTGGGTAAAGTCTTACCTTTGTTCCATCTGGAACTCCACTTGTAGCAATAGCAAATGTAACAGATTCAGAAGTAGATGCACTAGATTCATTTACAGTTGTTTTATTTGGAGTAATAGATAATGACCAAGCAACATTATTAACAGTAACAGTATTCCAAACTCCTAATACTATACCAGTTATAGAATTTTGTCTAAGTTTAACTATAAGGGTTTCTGCATTATCTACAACAAAATCTTGTCTTATAGGAATACTAAAACTACCAGTATTATTACTGATTTGGAAAGAACCGTTTAAACTTTCTATATCTGCGTTAGTAGCTGCTGTACCTTCTACCGTATAATAAAATACTGGAGCTCCATTTGGAACACCTGTTGTATTAACAGTCCACGTAGAACTAGTTCCTTCATTTACTGGCGTAGGAGATAAAGCTAATGCATAAGATGCTGAAGATGTATCTGTAACACTAATTTTTGGACTACTTCCTAATACTACATTAGTATTGGTAGGATCTACTATATGAAAATAAAAATGTTCTAATCCTTCATTAACTGTATAATCATTTTTTAATGTTACAGTTACAGAAGCAGCATTATTATTCACAGTCATATTTTGAATACCACCTAGATTAGTGGTAAAATCATTTACTGGATCTATTGAATTTAATCCATCCCCCTCTATCTTATACTGTATACTATTTCCATTACCATATCCTGTTGTGGTAACTCCAAAAGTTGCAGTACCATTCTCATTTATAGTAACATCACTAGCTGGTGTTGTTATTTCTACAGTTTGAGATTGAGTGACTTGAATTAAAAGACCACCCAATGCTGATGATCTACAATGATGTCTTATAGATCCTTTTCCAGTAGTACTTCTAGTTGAAAAATACCAATTACTATTTAATCCATATGCAGAACTATTATAACTAGTTCCCTGTTTCATTTGAAAGTAATTATCAGCAGAAAATTTTAAAGATTCAGTGGAGCCTCCAATCTTTAAATTTATATAATCACCCACAAATGCAGGGAAATATATAAATTTCCCTACCGCCATAAGACTAGTAATATCTATTGGTGGATTGCTTTGTTCACCATCAAATAATACAACATGAACATCTGTATTGTCAGTTATTACACTAGTAAATGCACTACTTGTTGATACATGATCAAACATATCCTTCAAATCAGAATACTTAACAGTTTGTATATTGCTGTCAAATTTCTTCCTATACTTTCTTAGTACAGTTTTAAAGTGATCTTTATTAGCATTAGTGGGTTTTGGCATATTATAGTATTAGTAGTGTAGCAGCTCCTACAGCTGCAATTAATTGTGGTAATTGTGTTGAACCAAGTGATGCAGCTGCTAGACCATAGTTTGGATTATAGAAATGACTAAGTGTAGTAGTTGGAGAAAATCCTTTAATTGCTACATCAACTAAAACTAAAGGTCTAGTTGGTAAATGTAAAAATCGAACAGCAACCTTAGCTTTAAGAGCAGTGTTAAACCATTCATTCTTAGTTAATTGATGTCCACCAGAAATTATAATACTACCATCATCAAAAGTATCCCATGGCTGCATCCTAAACCCCCATTGTCCACTATACGGACTATCTGTTATTGTTACAATTCTTCCAGCATAAGATCCAAATTTTGCATAAGCTCCAAGACTATTACTAGCATTAACTATTCTCTGAGAGAAACTTGTAAATGGTTGTGGATAATTACCTCCACCACCAAGAGTCATATTACTTAGATTTGAAGCAATTGGGCCATCAGAAGCAGCATAATCTGGTTGAAGAAATGGACTAGATGCTGTACCTACAGATAATGGTGACAGATAATTTGCCATTATTCCTTCTAAAGCAGAAGTTGGAATATAACCTTCTTTCCAAGCATGCCAGAACAATTCAGGATTTGCAGCAAAAATTTCTGCTGGTGTCCATGTTGTTTTAATATGCATTATCGCAACATCACCAATAGTATTATTGAAGGGAAGACCTCTATGGATATTATATGGATAATCACTATCCTCAATATCCATTCCCATTTGAGCCATTATTCTCTTTAAAATCATTCTAGCTATTACTATAGGAGTAGCTGTAAGAACTCCTACTACAACCGAAACAGCTATAGCTCTAACCAATCCAACAGTAAAACCTAATGGGCCCTTTGTTCCAAAATCCAATGATACACCAAAATCATCTAAACCTGAAAAAACATAGTTATCTTTTAAAGTTAAGTTTCCTGTGGATGTATCCCATTCAAAAGCCTTATTCCCATAACCAAGATTAAAAAATGTATTAGCAGTTGCTGGATCCCAAGGGCCACCATTAGCAGTTTGACTAAACCTAGTATCGTAAAATAGTTTAAGGGTTTCAGGATCTGGATACGAACTCAAAGCACCTATTAAATTAGTCTTTTGTGTAGATGTAAATGGAACATCAAGTGGATTTGAAGCACTAGATCCTGCTCCTTGAGGGCCTGGTATTTGATGTAATATCCAAGATGCTAAAGTTTGTGCAGCAGTCCAATATGCACTAAGGTGTGCAGAATTTCCATATAATCTAGGATCTACTGCTGTACCTGTAAACTGACTCGATTTAACTAATGCATTAACATCATTGTTATACATTTCAGCTATAGCTGCTGGAAGTTGATCAAGTACTTCCTTGATATTAACTGGTATTTTTGCTATATTGCCATCTGTATTAGGTAAACTTTCTGGCATTGAAGAATGTTCTTTATTAGGTAAAATATCATACGTTCCTGTACCTAAAAAATTAGTACTTCCAAGCGGAGATGTATTATTGGGTGTAAATTGTGCTGCTGAAAAACTCATAAATCTACCTTAGTTGGATCTGTTTCTTCTAAAAATTGTGGTGGGAGATGTAAGTCACTTATTTTACTAGCACTATACATTCCATTATTACTTCCTTCCCCACTAGAATTTGGTTGTAATAACCAAAACATTCTATCTGGATAGGTATCTCTAAATGTTTTCCATTTAGTTGCCATCCCAAGATATGTCTGACTTCCTAGATTTTCATCAAGTACAGCAATACAAGTTCTGTTAGTACTTGTCTGAGCAACGCCAGGTAATGTAGCAGTAGTAGTTGCCTCTGCTGTTAAATTATCAGCTGATGTTGCTGTAATTGTATATGATATAGTTCCGTTATATGATAAGTGTCGGATATCAGCAACTTTTAATGTAACTCCATTACCAGTAACAGAAACTGATCCGACTCCATTACCAATTACTAATGTTTCTGCATTAGTAGATGTGTAAGTTAAAGTTAATACATCCTCACCATCTACTGTTGATACCCCGCTATTTAACGTAACAGTTGGTGCTACTAGCGAGGACTGTTTAAAAAAAGAGGTCGCTCCTACCTCCTTAATATCAAACAATGAATATTTAAATGTAGCATCTATTGCAAAGTATTCTGTATCAGTATAAGTTGCATCTAAATTAAGTCCACCTAAACTTACTGGAAAAAGATCTTTAAAATATATCTCAAACTTCTTTTGAAAATTAGAATCTAATATGAATAATGCTCCATCACTATATTGTTTTTCACTATATTTTTCACCGTCTGCAAAAGTTGTCCAATCTTTCTCTGATTCTGGATATCCCAAATATCTCATCCAATTATGAATTGATATATAATTTTTCATATCCTCATCAACTAGGAATCGGACTGAAAGGTCATCATAGTTTACCTCATCGCCTGGTTCTGGCAAGCGCCTATACATCGTGGGTTGTTCTGCAACCGCAAGATTTAACGATGGGACAGTAACTGATTGACAATAATACGATACGCCTGGTAGTTTATTTAAACTAAGTTGAAAGCCAACACCAGATAAAAATTTAGACGGAGCGTTATCAGTATTTGCAAAATACGCCATAACCTTTCTGATTATTTATATTCTTACTACGATGTCTCCATCGTCATCATCATCTTCTTCATCAAAAGAATATCCATTAATCTTTTCTTGAAAGGATGGATCAACTGTAAATACTACATCTACATCTCTCTTTGTTTCAAAATTAACTGATAATAATTCTTCTGAATCTAGATCTACACCAGCCATTTCGGGATGAACAGTATAAGTATTGGGTTCAGTACTCCAGACACTTTCCTCTGGTTCCAAATTTCCGTGCATAATATTCTCCATTGCTAATATTATTTAGTTAAAAATGGAAACAATGTATTTCTTAATAGAACTAATAATGATTTTGTCGCACTTCCTTTCATCTCATTAAACATATCCATATTTAATTTAAAGGCATAATTTGCCTCTTCTACTAATGCGTCTTTTTGTTCTCTTGTTAAATCTAAATTATCAAGTGTTGATCTATATTCTGTTTTAAATGCTTTAGCATCCTCTATACGAGGGAAGTCATAGAAATGTAATCCTTCCCCTTCTGGTGGATTTAATGCTTTCTTAGCAATACCTTTAAGAATTTGACCACCTGATAGATCACCAATGTATCTTGTGTAGTGATGTGCAATCAATAGATAAGGATCTTTCTCTGCTATCTCATTGATTCTATGACAATATTTATTACATGCTTCTGTTGGTATCTGTTTTTCTCTCCAAAAAGGCCCATAATAATATCTAAGATCTCTTTGTATAAAAGCTGTACGGAATAATAATACGTTCCATTGTTTTAATTCTTTTACAAATGGATCATTAGACTCTTGAAGCCTCAGTTCCATTGTCTCATAGACATACCAAAAGTTAGTAATCAATTTACGATACTCTTCTGGGTCTAACACTCCTTTAAGAAATGAAGCAACAAATTTAGTATTCTCTGCTGCAGAATGAGACTTCTTAGTCCCTTCTTTAATTTCTTTGGAAAATTGTGTAGTCATAATCAATCCTTGTCATGTTCAGTTTCATGGTTACCTAAAGTTTTATACTCTAGTTGTGCTTTTAAAAAAAGAACTTCTTGTTTTAATTCTTTTTTTTCTTTCTGTAGTTCTGCTATTTCTGTTTCGTATACGGTAATCATATCTTGCAGTTTATAGTTCGCATTTTCTAGTTCCCAGTCCATGTTGTATTTACTACCCTTGCACCTAAAGGTAGAATCAATAATATTTAGGTCTGGTAAAACTATTTAACTGTTTAATATTCTCTTCATAAAAAAAGAGACCCCGTAGGGTCTCTTTGAAAATATGTGATATTAAATCACATAAGGTTCTTAACCTGAACACGACGGTAGTAAACGTTAGTGTTAGCAGTAAGAGCGCCAGCACCTTGAGTTGTACCACGTGAGAATGGATTGGCAACCATACCATAACGAGTTTTGAAGCCAATCTTAGGTTGGAATGTATCCTGACCAATGGATCTGACCATTTGGAGAGGTACATAAGGACAGTAGAAGATACCTGCATCATAAGCAGATGTTCCTTTGTATCCCATTACATAGAAGTGATTGTCAGCAACGTTTGCAGAGTATGGGTCAACATAGACCTTAATACGTCCGTTTAGTGTACCAACTAATGTGGATTCAGTATCATCAACACCTGTTAGAGAGTTGTTTCCACCAAGAGCAGGAGCGTAATCAAGTACACCTGCCATTCCTAGAGCACTTGCAACGTCAGCAGAGCAGACGATGAAGTTACCCTTTCCACGACGAGTCTCTTGACCAATCGCATTAGCATCTCTTTCGATTTGATAGATAAGACCTTTGAATTTCTCAGCCATCCATCTTCCGTTTGAGTCAACGTCTAGGTCGAATTGTCCACCAGTAGAAACGTTGTTTTGAGCACCAGGCTTAGCAGTTACGTAGATTGTACGAACAACTTCACGGTTGATCTCAGCAAGAACTTCAGCAGACAAGATGTTTGCAAGTTCTGCTTCTGCATCTAGACCGTGGATTGCTTTCAAGTCCTGAGCAAGTTCTAAACTGTACTCGGCTTTTAGCGCACGACCTTTTGCTTCAACAGCGACTTTCTCGATGGAGAATGACATCTCACGGAAAGCAGTTCCAGAACTAGATCCAAGAGCTTCCTGAGTTGCTGTGTTCATACCACCAACAGCAGCATAGTTGCCAGGTGATGCGTCGTTAAGAACTGAAGGGTTTGTTGCAGCTTCTCCAGTTGCAGCACTGTAAGCACCGTCACCAGCAGAGAATCCTGATGGAACCTCATCATAGAATGATTCGTTGGTGAATACGTTAGGTGTTGCACCATTACCATCACGGTCTGTACCACGATGTGAGCGCATTGCGAAGATTAGACCTGTAGGGCCAGACATTGGTTGAACACCGCAAATGTCATATGCCATCAACTTAGGCATAGAACGGCGAATCAAGCTGATTAATACAGGGTCGAAACCTTGGTTAGGTAGAGCAGCTGAACCACCAAATCCACCAGTTCCAGCGGAGTTAGTTGGTTGCTCTGTAAGGATACCACGCTCTTCTTGCATAAACCTTTCTTGGTTTTCAAGGAGTACGGCAGTTACAGCTCTACGATGATTATCTTTAATATTCTCAAGACCATCGTGCTCCAGTACGGGAGCCCACTTTTCTTGAAGTTTTTCTGCGTTATACATTTAGAATTTTACCTCTTTAATTATTTGTTAGTTAGAGTACTTAGAAAGCGCTGCGGCATAAGATGCCATAGGGCCCTCTAGATCTTCAGCAATTACTTGCTGTTTTTCAACAAGATCTTCAGATGAAGACGCTTTAGTTGATGGGAAATAATTTTCCTTGATCGTTACGACCTTTTCCCGATAAGACTCTTCACTAACAAACTCAACACCTTCTGCTAAAGAAGCAAGCTTTTCTTTTTGTGTTTGAGCAAGACCTTCGGAAATTTCTCCAATGATTCCATTTTTAGTATAGGTTCCGATTGCCTTATTGAGCTCAACATTACTTTCGATTTGCTCGTTAAGTTTTGTCTCCATTTCATTTAATTTCTCAGACATATCGCTGAGAACATCATACTTATCTTCTGGGATATCGACATAATGTGTTTCAAAGAGATCCTTCAAACCTGTGATGAACTCTTCTGTCAATTCATTACGTAGACCATTGTCAACGGCGAGTTGATTTTCCTTGATCCACTGTTCAGCAGTGTACTCAAGATGAGAATCTACACGTGTTTCCATTGATTCGGTAACTTCGGCAAGTTTTGCCTGAAGTTTTTCTTCGTAAACTTTTTCTAGTTTTTCAAGTTCTTCAACAACCTTCGCCTTAACGGCTGCTTCGAAGATAGTTGTTGCTTTAAACTTGAACTCCTCGGAGAATTCTTCTCCTTTTAATAGAGCATTAACGTCATCAGATACGTCTATACTCAATTCTTTTTTCTCTACTTCCTCGTTCTTCTGGCCAGGAGCAGAACCGTCTAGAGTAGGCATTGGATCTGGTGTTCCACCAGTTGCATTTACTTTAGTGGCTGTCTTCTTAGCCTTTGCGGAAGCTTTAGCACCTACCGATGGTTCGGAATTAGGAGCTGGTTTTGTGATGGGCCCACCAAGGTCTTCTGCGGATCCAGTTTGGCCTGGAACAGTATTATCAATCTTTGGCATGGGATCACCTGGGCTAGCATTCTTAGTTACAGGATTACTGCCCTCTTCTACGGTTTCAATATTTGTTTCAGATACATTCGACATTGGATTCCCCTTGTGAAAAAATGGTTATTTTCTAATAATATTTATTAAATTGTAATGTTACGCAAAAACGACTCGAAAACTTCAAGTTTTCTTGCGTCCAATTCGCTTTGCGGAGAATTATCTAGGTACTTTTTAGACTGATAGTATGCTGACTCTTGCCAACGTCCTTCAGCCATTACCCATTCCTTACCTTCCATAATGCCCTCCACAAAAGCATCTGGAGCAGAAGGATCAGCTACAATATCTGCAGCAGTCGAAAGCATAAAATCGTCTTTAACGATATTCATATTTCCTCTTCTTTCAATAGAACCTAAACCCCTTGAAGAAACTCCTAGTTTAACGCCCTCACTCAAGAGTGATGATGCGATTTTACCCATAGGTGTTTCTAGAATTTTTGCTTTACCGATAAAATTCTTACCTTCCTGTGTTAATGATATGATTTTATGAGAAACCCTATCAAGATTTACTGTGGGGCCATCTGGATGACCCAACTCACCAAGAGCTCTACCCTTTTGAATAAAGGACTCATTGTACCTACCAACTTCTCTAGAGAGAGTATTCATGGGATACATTCTCCCATTTCGATTCTTAATATCAGATTGAAGAAATACACCTTCTATAAAGTGCGATTTCCTACCGCCCTTTTCTTCAGTAATAAAATTTACTGATTCAATTTCTTCTGAAATAAGTTTCATGATAGTTACTCTTCCTTTGGTTCAGTGGGTTCTACTTCGGTGGGTTCTGTTTCAGCAACAGGTGTTTCTGGTGCTGGTTCAACTTTCTCTTCCTTATCCTGATCTATTTGATATTCAGGATCAAAAAAGTGTTTTGCTATTTGTACTTTACGAGCCTGAAGTTGTTCAGAACTTTTTCCATAAAGTGCATCATATACTTTTTCATTCGCATTGTGATTGTCTTTACTAACAATAGCGTCAACAATCTCTTTAGATATCGAAGGCATAATAATACTCCACTATATTATATATTTATTAAATCTTACCCTTAGCCATATCGCCAGGAGCAATTGCTGCGGAAAATGCACTATCTAAATCACTTTCTCCGCCATTCATGGCGCCAGGAGTCATCTCCTCTTCGCCACCCATACCCATCATTGAAGGATCCATTTCCATAGGATCTTGTATGATACCTAATTCTTTTTCCTTCTCAATCTGTAGATCCATCTCTTCTATCTCCTCATCAGTGAAGTGAAGAACTTGTTTACGGACATAATCAACTGAAAAATATCTACCGAGGTATGGTTCGATCATTCCAACTGAATTCAATCTTTCAGTTAGAAGCTCGTTATCTTTCAATTCTGTGAAATGATTATCAAAAATATAATCGTACTGAATATTTTCTTTCATATCATCCCAATCATCAATAGTAAGAATACCCTTAAGGAGTAATTGAGTTCTTAAAAGATCATTGAATAGATCTGAGAACTTCTTACGTAGACGACCAACAAACTTAGCAAATTTAAGTTCATCTCTGGTAATCTCATTGGTTCTACCAATGGTGAATGATGATTCCTGTTCTAGTCTTGAGAGTGGAATATTGAGAGACTTATATAGTTTCTTCTGGAAATACTTAACATCTTCTAACTCACCTAAGTTTTGTCCACCAGGCAATGTAGTAATTTCAGTACCTCTACCCCCTTCTCTACGTGGTAACCAGAAATCTTCAAGCATACTCATATGCTTTCTATCATCCTTTACCTCACCAGTAGCAGAATCATATACCAGTTTATTTCTATATCTATTCATTACTTCACGCAGATATTGTTCTGCTTTCATCTTAGGTAGATTACCTACATCAATATAGAAAATTCTTCTTTCTGGAGCTCTTGATATTCTGTAAATCACTAATGAGTCTTCAATCATTCTTAGTTGATTTACTGATTTAATGGCTTTATGCAAGAACGATAGAGTCATATTTCTATTATGATCCATCAATCCAGAAGCAACAAAAGTTATTGCATCATCAGCAATTTTTAATCCTTTTGCTTGAGTTGTTTTGTATCCACTAGGGAAATACATATAATATTCTACAACATCACCATAGTCATATGATCTCGAAGTTCCACCCTCTTGGGTGACCATGGCAGCACCATCTTTATTCTTAACTATCTCTCTAACTTTCTTTATTTTTAATGCATCAATATATCTTAACTCTTTAATTCCTTCTTGTGGTTTTTTAAAATCAATTAATTTATGATAGAACATTCTACCATCAATATACCAGCGACGGAATATATCATGTGATTTTCTATCAAAATCTAATAAACGTAAAATAAATTTAAATTCTTCTCTTATCTGTTTCTTTACTTTATCACTAGCTTCTAAATTAGATAACTCAATATTAACTGGCGCAAAGTCTAAATCACTAGCAACTGATTCATTAATTATATCATCTATAGCACTATCACATTCTGGGTGTAATGCAATCTCTCTGTACTTCTTAATTAACTCAAAATCATTATTACTCTTAGGTATTCCGTCAATATCTACGTACTGACCAAAATAGGCACCAGCCGCTACTACGGAGGTGCCGTCATCATTATTAGGCGGGGCAGGAGAAATTAGTTTTGCTTTCTTCTTACGCTCCGCAATAGAAAACCCAAATAACTGAGTCATAGTATAAATTTACTCTTTAATCTTTACTATTTAGTTACTTTAGCTTGCGGTGTCTAGAGTTGGATTAGATACCTCGTAATAGTTATATTGGAATTCGCAAGTGAATTCTTCAATCTGATCGTTAGATTCGTATGATAGATCTATAGCAGATAGCGCAGATGGCCATGCATCATAGAACTTATAAGCACGAACAACGTCCATACCGTCTTGACCAGCAGCAGTTATATTAGGTGGAGTTTTATCTGGTTTTTTACCATCTCTACTTAATTGGAATACTTCCAAATCTACTGTATATCCTTGACCACCATCACCGTAACCAAGTTGTGAAACGTTTTCTGTCAGTGCGTTAATACCTCTAGACCATGCTTCAAATGCTTTACGAATGGTAAACTCACCGTCATTTAAAACGGTAACTGACCAAGGTTCAAATGTCCTGTCTCCAGCAACCTTAAGCATCCTTCCTCTAAAAGGAACGTCTATGGATCCTATTGTTGATGCAGGTATTTGTGCGGTCTTTACAAGAAATTGAGCTTTTTCTGTAGCAGAATTAGCATCAATTGTTCCAAAATCTATTACGCTAGATAATTCATTTGGGAAGTTAAGGCGAACCATAAACAGATTCGGCCTTGCACCACCCTGTGTAAGTTTTGACTTAAACTCTGATATGCCTCTTGCCATTGTGTTATTCTCCGAAGTTGTAGTAAGCTAAAGGGTAAATTATGAAATTAATTCGTTGAATGAAACACCAGTTCTGGTGGCAACGAATGTTATCGTGATGAAGTTGATTGAACGAGCAGGTTTGATGTAAATTTCAGCCTTAAACTCATTTCTATCAATAACATCAGGAGTGTTGTTTGAAGTGTCACAAACAACTAGGAAGTCATATATGCCTCTCCTACCCTGTACACCTCTAAGATATGGTTCAACTGCAGCCCTAAAGCCAGATCTTGTTAACTCATCGTTAATCTCAAACAACTGATATTTAGAGAATTGTGCAATATTCTTTTCCAACTCAATAAAGAGTCTACGAACATTAATTCTATCAAATGCAGATGGTGAAGCAAGTGCAGTTTTGTCACCAAATAATACTGTTCCTTGGCCAGGGAATGTAGAAATAGGATTGACCCTTGCGGTATAAAGTCTATCTCTATCAGCCTGTCTTGGACTAAATGCAAGTTTTGTTGCATTACGGATTCCACCTCTGTTGTATCCAGCAGGTGAGAACCATGACTCTGCATTAATTGTAGCATTAATACATAAACCAGCAACGTCAGCTGCACAAGGTACATAACGATAAACATCATTATACTTATCATAGATGTACTTATATCCAGAATCATATATTGCATATGATGTACTTGGAAGTTGATTGAAGAAATCTATAATAGCATCTACTTTTTGAGAATTTGTATTTGAGTTAACTACATCAGAACGTTCTGGTGAAACAACTGTAATACAATCTCTTCTTAATTCTGATATTGCAATCAGACCAACTGCTTTAGCAACTGTAATCTTGCCTGGAACTAAGAAATCAATGTCTCCAAAAATTTCTGGATCTTTAATTAAATCATATCCAGCAATCAACCCTGCATCAACTAATTCAATCTTATTTGATGTTGAATAATCGTAGTTGGCACCTGAAGCAAGAACTCTTCCTTCTGTAGAAGCACCACCGAAAGTAAATGGTTTGAACCATGCATTAGTACTTACAGCACCAATTGCGGTAGAAGTCTTACCAGCTGTTATATTTGCTTGAGTTAACTGATCTCCAGTGTCTGCAAATGTTTGATCTCCAGCGTAAATAAACCTAGACTGTTCTTGTACATAAGTTTTCCAGTATGTTGCAGTTCCTTCTGATGTTTTTGCATCAGTTGCTTTAGAAACATATGTCATTGTCTCTAAAACTTCTCCAACATTTCCAGTTACAGTACCTTGTGTATCAACTACTGCAATATGGAATTCATCATACTTACCACCTTTAGATGAAGTAACACTTGATGTGCCTGGTTGTGGTGCAATAGTTGACCACTTCTTACCAGAAGCATACTCTAGAGTACCATAAACATCAGCTTGATTTACTGCACTTACAGTACCTACTCCAGCACCAGCATGTGTTTGTACAACTGAACCTACAGCAAGTCTTTGTGTAGTATCCCATAGAGTAACTTGAATAGTATCACCATCAACTACTTTGTAAACACTACCGTAGTAAGTACTAGTTCCAGATGCCCACTTAATTGAAGCACCAGCAACAGGTAATGCACCAGCTACACCATTAACTTGAACTGTAACGTCAGAAGCACCACCGTAGTTACCTGCTCTAGGTAAGGTTAAAGTATCGTTATCTGCATATCCAGAACCATTATCGGTCATGGTAATAGTTGCAGCACCGTTTGCAGCGATTACAACCGAGAATGTAGCACCCGATCCACCACCACCAGTAGCAACGATTGAATAAGTACCAGCAGTTCTACTACCAGTTGCACCAGCATTTGCATAGTTGTCAATTGCAAGAACAGATCCTACATCATTAGGGAAACTAATTTCTTGGTCAGCACCGTGGTCAACAACAGAAACTGTTACACCGTTATTGAAAGCACCCGATGTTCTCGCTGCCCACTCAAAAGTATTTGTTGTTCTAGTGTCAAAATCGTCTTTATTTTTAATTGCGAGAGTAGTTTCACTACTATTATCTCTCTTAATATTTGAGTTGCGTAAACCTAAGTCAGTAGCCCCTGAAGGTCTTATAACTGCTGCGATTCCGCCATACTGTATTATTGTTGCTGCAGCAAACCATGCTTCGAAGTTGTTGTTATCTGGGTTACCAAATGTATCAACTAATTCTCTTTCGCTCGCAAGGTATGTTACTACATCGGTAGGCCCCTTTTGAGCCGCTATAGCAACTACACCGATATTTTGATCTGCAACTTGAACGGTAGCCGTAAAATCAATCTCTTTTACCTCTACGCCAGGTGATGCTAAAGCCATGTTTTTATTTCCTCTATGAGATCTTTTTCTCCAAACTATTTATTATTTCTCGGCTTACAAACGGGGAAACTGTACATGAACACCCTACCAATCAGGATATAACCAATCTGAGAATGTAGTATTCCTTTTTCTGTTCTCCATTATTCTTCTTATAGTACAGAGTTTACATTCATAAGCATAAGCTGATGGAAACCCTTTTCTATTTTTACGAGTCAGATAAAAACCATCTATAAGATCTTTAGTTTCACCACAAGTTCTACATTTTCTTTCTTGTAATAGTAGATGTTCTAATTCATACTGTTCTTCTAAATTCATTCTAACATTTCCTCATAGAAGATATTATCACCATAACCAACCATAGACTGACACCATTTATTAGTATGCCATACTTTCTTATATATTTCTAATATAGATTCTTCTCCACCTTCTGTAATCCATTTACGAACATATTCATCATTAGATCTATCATAATGGAATCCTTTATCAATGAGATTAGCTATAAATTCAATATCCTCTTTTGGTGTCATTACTTATAATCCCACATGAAAGCCATATCTCCATATTCATCAACCTTTGCCCATGCATCCCCCTTATCATCAACTTCAACCTCTTCATCAGTTCCATCTAAAATAAAACCAAATGGCGCCATATCTTCTTCTATAGCTTCTCTTTGATCTTCAAAAAGTCTTTTTCTAATATCATCCGAAGTTAATTCTTTAAAATATGGTTGAACAACTAACCATGCATATATTACAAGACACATTGCAAGGTCATCATTACAACCTTCTTGTGCCTCAAATGATTGTTTCCTTTGGATGAATGTAGTTAACTCTGCAATTATATCATAATCCTGTATTAATAACTTATCATCTTCAATTAATGCTTTTAAGTTGGAACATCCAGTCTTTTTAACTGTAGATGTCATTTTAATTCCCAATTGAGATTTATGAGAAAACCCTTGACCAACTATTTGACCTGCTCTACCTCTCATAGCACACATTAAAATATTCTCATACTCTAAATCAAATTGCATTATATCAGCGACTTGTCCACCAATATCATTTACTTCTATTAGTACATACGCTTCATTATAAGCTTTCGCTACATCATTTATTATGTTTGGGAATATTATAGGTTTAATATTATTATTCTTATATTTACCAACAACTTTATATGGAATCTCTGTGATGTCAAAAATAACAAATGCTGAATAGTCATTATTAACTCCTCTAGAAACATCAACTGTCATAACATATTGATGACCTTCTATAGGTTGTTCATACGTATGCAATCCTTTACTAGCATGTAAAGGATCCTCATATACCATTGTTCTTAATTTAGATGCTGATATTAAAGTATCAACAGATCCTAAGAACTCACATTCAAATTCCTGTACAAACTGTCTTTCTGATGTGTTAGCAATAGTCTGTGCTTTCCAATTAGCATCTCTGCCAGGCACTTGCGACCAATGAACTTCTGTTGTTGTATATTCATTCTTACCACGTTCAGCATCATGCCATAACTTATAGAACATATTCATTCCATTAGGAGTGGATATGATTATTACTTTCGTTGACTTACCAGAAGTAATAGTAGGATAAACCGATGCAAAGAATTGTTCTGCAACATGGTTTGGAACGAACGCAAATTCATCGAGGAAGATGATATTGAATGACATGCCTCGGACAGCACTTGAAGACGTAGAAGCAGCCAGAATCTTTGATCCATTTTCGAGTTCGACATTACCTTTATTCCATGCTAAAATTCCGTGTTGCATCCATCTTGGCAAATTTTCGTATGCCAACTGTAATCTAGATAATAACTCTCTAGAAGTAGATGCTTTGTTTGCTAGAATACCAATATTCACATTATCATTAAAAATAATATAATGTAAAAGGTATGATACTACGGTTGTTGACTTACCTGTCTGACGAGGAAGTTTTGCTATATTGAATCTATTCTCATGAAATCTATTAACCATCTCCTCTTGAAAATCATACATGCTAAAAGGCACTAGACCTTCATCAAGAGAAACAATTTTTATATAATTCTTACAAAAATAAACAGGATCACCTTTACACTTGACAAACTCCTGTATTTGAACAGGAGTAAATTCCATTGGTGTATTGGCTTTCTTTAGATTAGGATTGCCAAGATAAATGCTATCAGTAGTAGCCACAATTAATTACCATAGTATAAAACTATTTAGATTACATCATTTCATTGTGTAAATGTGTCGATGGGCGTTCTCCCATCTTAGCTTTTTTATCTCTTTCTAATTGATATAATTTATTCATCATTTCTTGTTTTTTACTAATATCGTCAAGTTTCTTTTGAACCTCTTTAAGTTCGTTTTGGATCTTATCCATTTACGTTTTAAAATGCTTCTCCCAAACCTCCCTGCTTTTGTAGAGGATGCAAGTTGTTGATTTAGGTATTAACTATTTATCTTTTCCCATTTCTTTAAGCATCTTCTGTAGTTCAGAAGTACTACCTACAAACATAGCATTTGTGACATTGTTTGTGGTCTGTTTTTTCTCTTGATTTATATCCTTCATCTTACCTTGGAGATCAACCAATTTATCTGTTATATCAGCAACGTTTTTAATCAAATTGCCTGCAACCTCATACGCTCTAGGATGATCTGAATTCTGTGCAACATCAAGAATACCATTAATTGCTTCCTGACCCTTTTCTACAAGGTTATATAACTGACCACGAGAATACTCATAATCATTCTGTAGATCCTTGTTGTCAGAAAGTTTTTTGATTTCAGTGGATGTATCTTCAACCTTTTCAATAGCAGAATCTATATCAAAAGTTTTATCTAGTTTATCAAAGGTCATAAATCAGTCCAAGTTTCATTAAATCCGAAGTTATCATCTGGTTCTACTAATGCATCATCTAATGTATTAATAATAGAGAACTTATGATCAGCACCAGTACCTTGTCCAGTTATATCAACAGCACGACTTATAGATGCGTGATATTTAGTTGTAGCAAGTCTGAAACTATTCTCATTAATCTTAATGATATAATATTCTTCCAGATTAGTCAAACCACCAAATGCTGTACCATTAACGTCTGCTCTATATGTAACAAAGTCACCAGTAACAAATCCGTGATTATTTAATGTAATAGTATTTGCATTAACATTAACAGCAGCAGGTGCTATAGCAGATCCATCAGCAGTATAATCTTGTTGAGCGGCTGGTGTTGCACTGTATCTTACATAACGTGATGCTTGGTTAATAGCTGTACCAATATCAACATTAACTTCCTTAATAACCTTAGATGTACTAACTGGGCCGTATAGATAAGTTTTTGCTACAAAATTAAGAGTATGTATTAATGCTCTTCTTGTAGACATATCTCCTTCATATTGATCATCTATACCAACATTCTGTAATACTATAGGAACATCCTTAGTTTCACCTGTCTGAGTTACTAATTTTAATGAAATATTAAATGCTGGTTGAAAATATGGAAGTATCTGTTCTAATATCTGTACCGATTCATCATTATTTTTACTAATAATATTCAACTCAAAATCTACATTATATGGTACTGGAGCATATTGTTTATATACACCTTTAACATCTCCACTCTTTTCTTTAGTACAAATATTAATAGGACTCATCTTACGAGTAGAATCATATTGAACACCTTTCATTTCAAATGAAATTCTTGGTAATTGAATTCCTACTTCTGCTCTACCTTCTAGTCTTGGTTCTGTTTCTAATCTTGCAAGAAATTTCTCTCTAGGGCCATAAGCTAAAGGTACTTTAACTGTTTGTACAATATTTCCAGCATTATCTGTACGCCGTAATTCTATATTATTGAATAATGTACCAAATCCAATAATGGTTTTACGTATAATTTCGTGATAAAAGTGTGTACCTAACATTAAAATACTCCGTCAGAATCGTTTCCAAACTCACCAAAAGGATTACCCTCTGTCCAATCAATAATAGAATCTCCCTCAGTTTCAAAGAAGGTATTGTCAGCAATTGGATCGTTTTCGTTTTCTATTGTACTAAACGTATTTATAGTCCATTCAGCTCCACTTGTTTGACCCACTACAGTATCATTATCGGCAAATGAACCAGTAACATTAATAAGTTCTAATTCCTTATTGGTAACATCATATCTAGTAACTTTACCAACTCCAGTCTCTGTAGGAGATGCAGCAAATGTTAATCTAGGAGCAGATGTATATCCAGTTCCTGTTTCTGTCATATTTACACCAGTAACTACACCATTAGTTAATACTGATGTAGCAGTTGCTTTAGTTCCAGCCGCAGTCCAAGTTACACCACCATCAGTTACATTACCACTAGCATGTGTAGGTGCAGTTACACCAGATACACCGTTACCAACGGCAGTATAGATTTTAGTAAGATTAAATACTTGATCTCCTGTAGAATAAGAAGTTCCACTCAACCATTGTTTACCAATTATTATAGCAGGAGCAGATGTATATCCACTACCACCTCTATTAATAGTAACAGATGCAACACTAGTTCCAACCTTATTAGCAGTACCTTGAGCTGTATTAATTTGTGAATTTACTATCTCACCAGTTACAAAATTTCCACGACCACCAATACGTGCTATTGCTATAGCACCAGTACCACCAGAAATTGCAACAGATGGTGCAGAAGTATAACCTTGACCTGGCTCTGCTATTTTAACACCAGTAACACTACCAGAACTTATAGTTGCACCTGCAACAGCATTAGATCCTCCACCACCACTAAATGTAACAGCAGATCCAGCAGTATAACCACTACCAGCTGCTGTAACAATGACATCCTTAAGACCATCAGTTAACTTAAGTGTTAGACTGTAACCAATATCTCTAGTAATATCATCAATCTCTTCAACACCAGTCTCAAGTCTCTCACCAGTGTATTCCATAACTTCAGTGACTAAATTATATGTCTGAATATCATTCAACATTCTGAATGGTTTTTCATGTTCTACAAACTTAATCTGGAATAATTGTCCTGTCAATGGGAAATATATTACATCTCCTTCATTTGGTCTAAATGAAGATACTAAATTATTTGATGCTGCTATTAAATCTTCCCATCTTCTCTTAGCAATAACAAATGTCGCTTCATCAGTAATTCTTACACCAAACTTAGTCATCAGGGTTCCATCACCTTCAAACCCTTCATAATTAGAGACATACATCTCTATCATATAATTCTCATCAAACTTAGAAAGAACATCCTCTCCAAATAGATCATCTTCTTTTACTATCTCTCTAGGAAGATAGTAAACATCATGACCATATATTTTTAAAGACTCTATAATTAAGTCTTCATATAATGTCTGTTCTGTAGTAGTACCACCAGAAAAGTATACGTTCTTTGCCATATCATCCTACGAAATCAAGTGGAGCGGTCTCATACTTAGACAGCATTTCACCTTCAATCTTTTCGATTTCTCCCTGTGCATCATCATATATCTGTCTACCATTAAATTCAACTCCGCCAGGCATCTTAATACCAGTAAATTTCATTAAATTTTGACCCCATTGTCTCTTAATCAATGAAGTTAAATATTTTTTAACAAACAGTTCATTATATATTTTAGTATATGTATTTGGATCTAATGCTCTATAACAATCAATAAGAACATAGTCATTATCTGCAACTCTGTTCCAATCTAAATCTAAATATAATCTATTTTGTACTTTATTATATCTTAACGGCTTCTTACCTTCTATTAAAAATTCTAGTGTTTCAATATACTGCATAGTCATTTCTAGATTCAAAATGTCATATGCATAAAAATTATAGAAATCATTCAAAAAGAACTGATATCTGAATCCAAACATACTATTAACATATGTATTAGCAATAGGTGCAACACCTACTATACCAATTATATGATCTGGTACTGTTAAATATCCTCTTCCTTCTTCAAAACTTAAAGTTCTAGTGCCAGGAGATGCACCTAAATTATTATCTGTTTTTGTCGTAGTAAGATTTCTCGATCTACCATTAACAAGGTCATCTTCAGTGAACTTGTATTTCAAGTACATTCTTTCAATACCATCATATACCCTTTCATTAAAGAGTTGAATGGTATCGTCAATAAGATCTTCTACTTGGTCATCATCAACATTAATCTCGATGACAGGTTTACCAAGTTTTCTTAAACAATATTCTTTAAGTTGTGCTCTTGTTGCTGGTTTTGCCATTACGTGTTTTTTCTAATGGTTTCTCATTTTCAAAATCGTCTTCTTGTTCTAGTTTAGAAGTCAATTCTAAAACTTTTGCTTCAAGTAATAAATTTTGTTGTGTCAGTTGATTAATTCTATTGTTCATTACTTGGATCAAATTTGTCGCTTCAGTTGGATTCATAATTACTCCATCATTTCAATTATTTATCAATATGTTCCGCCATCAACTGTGGTTGTCCAGATTGGTTCCCCAGTTGCACCATTAGATGTTAACATCTTATGTGATGTAGTAATGTCAGATGTACCTGCAGCAACTGTTCTTGTTAATTCAAGATCACTATTATAATAAGCAACACCTTTATTGACACCAGTATCAATCTTAACAGTATTGAACTGTGCCTTACTAGCAGATCCACCAATTACACCTGCATTGTTAGTTGCATCAGCAATGAATGTGAAATAAGTTGTACTATCATCATATCCAAAGAAACCAGTCTTAGCAGCATTACCTATAAGAGTCTTATAAACAATACCACGGTCTAGGTTATCATCAGTCGCCTGTGCAATTGTTACCTTATCACCAACAGCAAGACTTCCGTTTGTGTTTGCACTTAAAGTAAGTGTAGTTGTCTTGAATACCTTTGTATCTACTTTTGTAATAGCAGCTTTCTGAGCAGTTGTTGGAGTACCAGATGACTGAGTTGTTAAACTATTACCATTATAGAAATCATCAGAAGATGTAGAAATATTTGCTGCAAGGTCAATGGTTACACTAGATGCAGTCTTACTAACATATGTACCAAGTAGTGAGAATGAAGTACCATCAAAGAAATAGATGTTAGCACCAGCACTTGGGTTAGATGTTAGTGGGTTACTACCTACATTCCACTCAATACGAACATTAGAAATTGTTGTACCACCTGCAAGTCCACTTCCTGCTGTAATAGTTGCACCTTCAACAATAGAAGATGGATTATCAATTACTAGAGTATTCTGTCCAGATGATGCAGCAGACTGTACAGTCTTAGAACTTACACTATCACCAACAGTGAATAATGGGTCGTTAACTGACATTTCAGTCGAGTTAACTGTTGTTGTAGTACCAGCTACTTGAAGGTTACCACGAATGATAACATCACCACCAGCATCTCCAGAATCTGGGAATGGGTCAATGATTAGTTCTGTTGCAGAGTTACTATCAGTAGAAATTGTATTTCCTTTAATTCTGATATAACCAAGGTCTAATGTCGTAACATTAGTACCCATGTTAATAATGTTTGCTGCACCAAAAGCATTAACTGTGGTTGCAACTGTATTCCAAAGATTTTGTGTTGTCTGAGTACCAACTACAGTTGGGTTGTTGATTGTAGCGGTTCCTGAAGTTGCACCGATATCAATCACAGTAGCAGCACCAAATGCATTTACTGTAGTAGCATTTGCTTCTAATAGATTGAATGTTGCAGCAGTAGTAGTAATATCTCCACCATTTACTGCAAGGTCACCAGTGAGAACAAGATCCCCACCAATACTTCCATCTCCAGGCAGGGTTACTGTTCCATCTAAACCAACTTTAAATTTGCTTGCACCACCTACCTGTAAATCCATTAACAGGGAAGTGTTAGCTGATGCAGTATTAGTTACGTTTACCTTTATAGCATCAAATTTATTACTACCATTATTCCAAGTACTTGCAATATTTAAAACTGTATCCGCAGCACTTAATGCAGGTGTTGTTATATCAACAGCACCAGAGAATGAATCAACTACAAATCTATCGGTTGACCCATCTGAAATTTTAAACTCGTTAGTTCCTACTGTAGCAGCACCTTTAAAAACATAGTCTCCAGTACCATCCGTATCAAAATTCAAACTTTGATTGGATGTTGTTGTTGATATTGTATCAGTTTCTATTCTTATATGATTTACATTAACTCTATTGAGTTTTCCTGCTGAGTCAGGAATTAATGCAGAGTTATTGAAAAGAGTACCATGTTGATGATCTAATAGATCAGTGAAATATTTACCCCCGATAATATCAAGTCCAGCAGCAACCCCAGATGTTTCAGATCCTTTACCAACAAACAGTTTACCATACGATGTAACTGATCCACCAGCAGCATCTGCATACGTAGCAGTACCTTCAGCGTAGGCAAGTTCACCTTGGCCCAGTACCGATGACGGTGTAGCGGTTGGGTTTGCGCTCGACCTTTTAATTTTTATTCTAGTTGCCATTTGTTAATACCTGATTGGATTTAGAAATTACCACCTGTTATAATAAGACCTGCTTTCTCGACAACATTTTCAGCCTTCCAAGAAGCAGAGGTTGCATCATATTGTAGCACAGCGCCATCAGCGGCACCAGCAACATTAACGTCTGTAAGGTTACCTAAACCAGTAACACCAGCTGAAGAAACAGTTAGTACTTTAGGTCGATTTGATACAGTAACTTTTGTATTCATGTTACGCCTGGGTTGATTGTTACAAGACCTTCAATCACTCTCGTTTTAGTACCACCAGCGGCTGTAATAACGACATCATAAAGGTATCTGCCTGATTCGATTGCTGCAGTTGTAGCAGCAGTCATAGCAAGAGTCACTTTACCAGTACCAATGGAAACTGTGAAATTATGAGAGGTTGAACTATAATGAGATTTTTTCATTTTAGCTGCACCTGAATAGCCAGTCAAATCCCAGAGTGCATTGAAATCATCATAGATTCCAATTTCAGCGGAGAAATCTGCTCCTTGATCAATATAGAGATTATGTTGTGCGGCCATACGGGTTTATCGCTTATATTTATTTATAACCTAATGGTTATTTAGGTTGATTAACAAATTTTTGATCTCGTTGATCTCAGTTTTTAACGAATGTAGATCAGACTCTACGGAAGATAATCTGTCTTTTTCAGACAGTCTATGCTTATATGACTTCATATAAGCATTGTAATCATCAGTGTTATTGTTTATGATTGCTTTAGAAGAAGTATCCCTCGTTAAATTAGGATGTCCTTCAACTTTCATCTTTTTCATACTAAATCGCAAGTGCTAAACATCTTACATTTCTGATCTTAGGAATGTCACTCTGATCATTACCTATCATTGCAATTTTCACACTAAACTCTTTAAATTCAGTTAAATCTTTTATTTCAAAATCAAAAGCCCTATATTGACTCTTGGTTTCAGAGAAAGGATAATTAACAGCATCTACTTCTACATAATTCATATCATCAAAATCGCCAGGATCAGAATCTTTTTTAGTTTTAACAAATACCCTTAACTCATTAGATGAATTTCTTATACCATCAAATAAGACTTTAACAGATGTAGATGTATTTTCTAAAACAACCTTCTTAGTAATATAAGCAGAATGTTTACCACCTTTTGGAAGTAATTCTGATGACAGATCTAAATTACCATTTGCAAGATTTTCTCTAACAATTCTATTTGAAATAGTAACTATAGAAGATCCTTCCAAATCAATAATAGGACTTAATCTATCATTTGTAGTTGAAAATTCAATATTAGTATTTAAAGTACCTGAAAGACTTGTTAATGATGTATTAGCAGTAATAGATGTTGCAGAAGCAATTAATTTTGGTTCATTAAGAATATTTTCTACATTATTATCAATAGTCTCATTAGTTTTTATAGTATAAGGTATTTGAGTAGCATTACCAATACTCTTACCAGTCAAACTATCAATAGTAAAGTTAGCTGTAGTTTCTATAGGAACAAAGGATTTAAATTTTGGTTCTATTGATTGATATGCAATATTTCTAGATCCAAGAACTTTATTTCCACCAGTCTGTAAATTGGAATTAGCTTTAGTAGTTGTTGTAACTTGATACTCATCCATATTAATAACAGCAGTTATTGTATGAGTTGTATTTAATTGTTGTAATGGAATACCATTTAACTGATAACATTGAACCACATCATCTTTACTATGTGTAGATGCTGTTGTATCTAATACACCACGTACACAACCAGTAAGTGTTGCTGGTACAGAAGTACTAAATCCAGTATATGATATAATCTCATCACCAATTTTAACATATCCTAAATTTGTTTCTGATATGTTTTGATTATCCATTGACCACCACCATCTAGTAGTACTAGGAACAAAATCATTACCAGAGACATCTTGTAAAAGAATATCTGTAGCATTGACAGTAAGAGATGAAGATAACTTAGCATTTAAAGTATCTGATACAATATTGCTAAATGTCACTTTATCTCCAACACTATGCATACCATGATTTGGATGTTTAACATTAATTACCGATGAATTATTGGTAAGTGTAAATGGATTATTTGGTAAAGATGATAAAGGAATTGGTTTATTGTTTAATATAGCTGTATAACTTGTATCTGTAGTAAATTTACATCTGTTTAAAGTAAATTTAATATCTTCATATTGATCTGATATCCAAGTCTTATCATTAGCAGACTTAAATAATACTCCTATTGCTGGTTGTTTATCAATTACAAATCCAGTAGAAATATCTTTCTCTCCTAATCTAGAAACCCATATATTATATGATTTTGATATACTCTTAATAACAAATACATAATCATTTTTATCTGTTAAATAAACAGGTTTCTTAAATGTAAATCTTGTTGATTTACTAGCATCATCAGATATTACAACAGAATCAGCAGGAACTGTTGCCTTACCAGATGGAACTACAATATCACTTGGAACACCATTTTCAACAGTTCTTATTTCTATAGTAACTGGAGCTGTAGTATCTTTACTATAGAAAAAGAGATCTATAGAACTTACAAATACGCCTCCTTTATCACTAATAAAGAATGATTGTGCAAGAGGATCACGATTTCTTCTTGGTGGAGGAGGATCAGGAACAAAGAAACTTCTAGAATCATTGACTGCAATAGTAGTAACTTCAGGAACTTCTATTGAAGTAATTGTTGAACTGACTTCTAAACTTGTTCCCTGTGTGTAATAATTACTTGATGCATAAGATCCACTAAGTCCTAGAATTTTTACATTATTAACATCATCAGCAAGAGAGAATGTAAGATCACCAGTTTCAAATGTTCTAGAAGGAAGTAAAACAAATGATTCTAGTATTCCAGTTTCATTTGATTTTAAAGTTTGATGGGTTAAAGATTCTGCTATAGCACCAGAACTTAATCCTTTAATTCTAAACTTAACACCAATCTCGCCAGGATTTATATCAGAATCATCTAAAGATCTGATACTATCAATTGCTAAACTATTAGTAGAACCTGTATATGCATTTGTAAAATCAGATGTAGGAGTTAAATTTGTAAATACGTTTGGATTCTGTACAGTAGCTCTAATTCCTGTAATTACTTGAGGTCTTACAATATTATCATCATATATTGGTGTAATCTCAACTGTTTCTCCTATAACAAAAGAAACACCATTATTATTTGTTAATCCTGTTAATAATTTAGGATATGCTATATTATCTGCATTTACATCATCTATATGAAAGTGTAATTTAGTATTTGGTTTAAGACTTTCAGTTTTAATGCTTATTACTCTAGATCTACTAAATCTAACATCAGTTACTTTATCAATTGTATCACCACTTTCAATATCAAAATTTAATGAATTAAGAACATCTTGTTGACCACTTCTTACCTGATTTACAGTAGTACCACCGCCACCTCTAGAAGATGATGATGTAGTCCATGATCCCCATTCTTCAGCACCTGCACCTATTTCATCCCAAAGGAATTTATAACTATCTACAAGATTAATACTCTGACCTTCCTTAATTTCTCTTACAGTATCATACCAAATATCTTTCTTTGGTATAATCTCCATTTCACCCAACCAAGTAAATACTTCAAATGGTTGTAAATTTTCTACTCTACTAGCATACCCAGAAGTAATATATGAAGTTTCTGTATATGGAATAGTTATATATCCAGTAGTATTGCCTGTTTCTCCAGATGTTAGTTTAGTTGTACTAGTTGTATTATATGTAAATCCAATACCAGTTACATATGGATATGGTCTTGCTAAATTGTTATCTAAGTCAATAGATGCTGTATAATTTGGATTGGATAGATCAGCAACATCAGTATTAATAAAACTATCTACAACAAATCCATTTTTAAATCTATTTCTACCTTCCCCATCAAGAATATTTAAATTAACTGTATTATTCTCCAATAAATTTAATGAAGAATATTTTTCAACATTAGATAATCTGGTTTCTAACTTACCAATATCTTTCATAGTATAGTTTCTATTTCTTTCTAGTTTTATATTAGCATCTCTAACATCTTTAAGATATGGTGGAAGAGTTAATGTTGCTATATGCAATCCAACAGAATCATCCTCAGTTTCTTGTGGACTTATAGAATCAGCACCTTTAACAACTTGTATATCACCGTCTGGTGTTAAATATACATTATCAATTCTTCCCAAATAGAAGGAATAATCAAGAGATATTAATTCAGTTGGCCAAACAAATTTTTGAGAAGTTGCTATACTTTTACCATCCATTAATAATGGATTTGTATTATTATCACTATAAGGAGCTCCAATAGTACCAGAACCACTTGTACCATTTTCTATAACATATCTAAAATCTATTATATCTGCATATGAATTATAATTAGATGCTAATGGTGTATCTCCATAAGTTAAATCATATGATTCCTTAGAATAGAAATCATTATTTAAATTTGAATGATTAAAGTAATCATATACTACTACCAATTTTTTACTTGGAGTTGCAGCAAATGATTTTCTTACTATTTTAGATGGTCTATAAAAATTATCAGTATCATTTTTTAATAATATAAAATCATCAGTTATATCTTTAAAATTACCATACAATGATTCTCTGATGAATATACCAGCAGCAACTGAATTAGTTGGTACATTAACTGAAAGTGCAAGATTAGTACCACTCTGGAATTTTGTTGTACTAATGTACTTAACATATACTAAATTATCAGAACCTTTACTTATCACTCTAGCTCTAATTAAACCAGATATAATAAGATCACCTACATTTATATTAAGAGATGAATTTAATTTTAAACGATCAAATAAAGTCTCTGTTGATTGAGAATCATCCAATGCTTCATGAATAGCATGAATTTTAAATACGTCTTGTTTTCCTAAAGATATATCTTTATCAACATATCTAGTTCCATATGCATGATTAGTAGCATCCTTATCCTTAGATACTAAGAATATATTATATGATTCTTTCTCTTTTGTCTTAATCTTAGATGATGGTATTCTAGATTTCCAATATACATTAATAATAGCATTATTTGTTAAATTAGATATCTTAACTATATTTGGAAAGTTTGCATCTGGATTAGTTACTGTAATACTAGAATCTCTAACAGATGTTCCTAGTACAAAAACACTATCTTTATCTATTATTTCTCCAGCACCAACAGTAAGAGTATATTCTCCAGAACCATCAGCAGTTTGATTAGTAATATATCCTGATGTATAATGACTATAATCTTTTGTTGTTGCAATTGGATTTGTATATACTTTAGATGTTAAACCTGTATCAGATGTATATAATTTAGTAGCATATTTTTTAACATCATAATAAGTTCCATTAACACCAGAAGCATCTAATGTTAATGCAGTATTACTATTACCACTGTCGCCAAGAGCACCAACTTCATGATCAACACTACCAATTCTTATTTTAGATAAAGAAGATAATTCGTTCCTAAAATTAGATCCTATACCAGTAAAAGCAGTACCAGCAATCTTGAATGAAGCACCAGTTAAATTAACTGTATCTTGTAAAATTGTACCCAAGAATGAATTAGATCCAGTACCTGATGTTATTGTTCTAATATCTTCTAATTTATTTAATGCATGATTTGTGATAGTTGGTAAAGTAGCAGCAGTATATCTACTTTGTGATAAAGTTTCACCTGTACTAAATGTACCACTAACCTGATATATTGTAAGAGTACTTCCAGATACAGACTTAACATATGCTGTAGCACCACTAGTTTGTCCAGTAATATAATCACCTGCAACTATTCCAGTTGTTGCAGCAGTTTGATTAAGTGTTAACTGTGAATGTATGTTAACATCAGCTACATATAACCTATCGCCTGCACCTATTAAACCAAGACATTTTGCAGTTCCCATTGAACTACCAGTTACAGCCTTTAAATCTAATTCAGCACCAAAACCTGCAGCACCTTTAGTATTAGAATCACTACTAAGATCTAATTTAAAATATGATCCAATATTTGCATAGAATCCTTTATTTTCTTTAGTAATAGTTTTTCTTGGTTTTTCTACAATTTTATATTGTTTCCTATTTGATACTACCTCAAATCCTTTTACATATGCTTTACCTTCAGATAACTCAACAGCATAATAATCATTACCATTAATAGAATTTGTTGGGTCTGAAGATGAAGGTTTACCATCTACAATAGTTCTACCATCTTCTAGTTTTGAGTTTGGTAGGAATATACCTCCATTAACACCATCATCTAATGCTTCTTTTACCTTAACACCAAATGGTTTAATAGTATAATGTCCAGATTCATCATATGTTCTTCTTGCTAAATTCTTTTCTAACTCACTATAAAGAGAATTATTTACTTGTACAGTTGGTTCACCATTTTCTAATCTCAATAATTCAATAAAATTAGCATCATCGGTCAACAATAAATTCTGTTTTGTTAATGTTGCAGTAATCTTTAATCTATCAGCGCCTGGAGATGCATAGTTTGTAGTACCTAATGCATTATCATATAAAGTATCATCATCAGATGTAGTTGCAATACTTTCTTTTACTTGAAGACCAACTTTATATGATGGTTTATTATTATACTGATCTAGAATAATTGTTTGTGTAGCTACTTCTACAAAATATCCTCTAATGAAATATACACCTGCATTAATTGTAGCAGAGGATCCTGTATATGCTGAAGCATTCTGTACAGCAGTAACAGCTACAGATGTACCAGCTGAATTTTGAAGTACCTCATTATTCTGAAATTCATTAGCCTGTACATCATTTGATATATTACCACCTGAAGTATATTTTACATATAAAGTAATCGTATCTTTCTCTGAAGTTGTAGCACTTATAGAATTAACAACTTCTGCTTTAACACCAGATGTTAGACCAGTTAGTTCTGTACCTGCTTTAAATGTAGCAGCTCTTAATGTCTCTACTGAAATACCATTAATTAGAGGTTGTATTAAAACTGCTTTATAACTAACACTATAATCTAAGTTGCCTGGAATTACAACAGATCCATCCTTAAAAACATGCGACCCAAACCGATCAATTTGATTTTGTAAAATTGATTGGAGTGTATTTATTTCTCGTGTCTGGACAGAATATCCTGGCTTAAAAAGAACCTTTTGGTAATTTTTTGACCGATCAAAATCATCGAAATACGGAGAGATCTTTAGATTAGTAACTTCCATTTAAATAAGGTATTTCTTTTGAGTATTTATCCTAAAATTCGACAACTAATTTGATGTCTTCAATTTGGTCGTTAGACCTGTTTACTGCTTTCCTGTTCTCTGTATAGATAACAGTCCCACTGTTTTTCTTAACTTCAGAACCTGAATATCCATTAGTCCATAAACTAGCTGCAATACCAGATGATGCAGTACCGTGAGACACATCTGGTGTTAACACAGTATTACTAGTAGCACCAGTAATTGCATTTGCACCAGTAAAGGCAACTTCTTGATATGTATTAGCACCAGCTTGAGTCTGATCAATGTATTCATTCTGATAATATCTAAGAACTTTATTAACAGTATCCCAATGAATAACTCTACCTTTAGCACCAGTAGTAGCTTGAGTAATAATTTCTCCAGCAGTATATGTATCTGTAGTAGATGACGCAAATTTAATAGCTTTACAAGCGGTTACTGTAGGATCTATAAGATCTGTTGTAGCACCTGCAACAACAGGATCAGATATTAATCCATATCTTCTAAATTGAGAGTCTACAGGGATGTCTCCACTTCCATCTAGGAATTCTAAACTCTTATTGATCATTACACGATAACCACCAAGTTCTAGTGATGTATCTGCACCATGACCGCCTGGAGGTGAAATAATAGCCTGTACAGTTCCACTCAAAGAGGTTGTAGATCCACTTCTTGCAATCGCAGCAGCGGCAGTTGCATAACCAGCAGTTAATAAAACTGTGGCACGAGTATAACCCTTACCAATTTGATGTAATGTAGCAGAATCAATTTTACCAGAATTAGAACCAGTGTTAGGAACTACAATAGTTGCTATAGCTTTATTGGAGTTTGAACTGGTATCATTATCACCTAATATAGGACAATAGTAAGTGCCTGGACTGATACTACTACCAGAAGCAGTTACTAATAATTGTTCAATAGACCCATCTCTTGCTGCTGATGCAGTTTTTACTGCATTATCAGTTTTTACGGGAATAAAATCACTAGAAACAAATTTAATATAATCAGAAATATTAATAGTGTATAGATACAACCAACGATATCCATCAGAAGTATCAAATATTGATGTAGTAGTTCCTGTTGGTTCTACAGTAGAAACTTTTCCTGTTGGATTAGTTGGACTTTCTCCATTAAATATACACTTATAAACTTGGTAATTACTATTAATTACATAAAATTGTGCATCATATAACTTTGATTGACCATTAACAGAAAGATTACTTGGTGTATAATTATTCTTAAACATATCATACTTAAGTCCAGTCTTCCAAGTGTTTCTCTTAATTACTTTAGAAACATCCGTAGATGATACTCTCTTCATAGCAATCATATCATCATATATTTCATTCATATCATCGAATGAATCATTTGGAGTTGGAGGAGCAAGTTCACTAACTCCAGATACACCACTGTATCTTTCCAGTGTCCAACTTTGAGGTCTACCCGTAAAAAGGTAAATTTTACTTCTATAAGCCTGTGCTTTTGCAGAACTATCTGCCTCTTGAGTATTTGAAGCATCTGAGAATGGTTCTGCTAGAGACTCGATAAACTGCTCAGCCGCAAAGACTCTAAAATTATCTGTGACAAGTGAAGGCATTATTCTTTACAGTTCTGAATTGTTACTTTTATTTATTAGATATAATTATCAAAATATACGAGGTCATTTGCGGAATAAGATTGAGCTGTACCAAGAACTGCTCTTGTACATCCTTCTATTCCAGTACTAGTGACCGTTGTGTATTCGACAATTTCAGCATTAACTACGTTAGAAACCTCTTTGCGGAGTATAACTCTAAACGTATCATAACCAACGCCAGGATTTTTAACAGTTATTGAAGTAACTGTACCTGAACTATTTAACACTGGTTCGAGAACACATCCAGTTCCCCCACCACCAGTAAGCGTAATATTTATATCACGATCATCATAACCAGTTCCACCGCTAATAATTTCTACCTTTTTAACTTCACCACCTGAAATAAATGGTCTAAATGACGCATTACTACCACTATGAGTACCAGTAATGGTGAATGTTGGTGTATTAGAAGTCATATTAGCTGTATTCTTAAGAGCAATAGTCTCTACAGAATTATTAATATTTGATGTAAGTTTAGTTCCCTTCCTTACTTCAGTCTTACTAACCGCCTGTTTCTTATATGTGGATGCATATACAGTTGGGAATACTTTATGAGTATTATAAACATTATAGCCAGGATACTGAATATCTATTGAACTATTAACTATTTCACCACCAGATATGATGTTTACAGTTGCAGTTGCTTTTGCACCAAGTCCTGTACCTTCTGTTCTTAATACAACAGGATTCTTAAATCCTACACTACCAGAAGTTGTTGTTAGTGCAGATATAACACCATTAGAAATAGTAGTAGATCCTAAGTTACCAGTTCCCCAAGTAAAGATATTATCACCAGTAAAGGATTGAGTAGTCAAAACTGTAGGTGATACAATTCCACTAATAGTTCTTGCTACTGGTTCTTTTGTTGATGGATCCACTTCTCCAGTAATTTGTAACTCATCTCCAATTACAACTTCATATCCTCTACTCAATACCTTAACATCATCAGCAGTACCACGAAAATCTAAGATAACCAGTTTTGTAAATGTCTGTGCTGAAGTAAAGTACATTTTATTATCAGTTACATAATAATCATATAATGGACTTAAAGGATTACCATCCTTAATAACCAAATACTGATTCTCCCAATTCCTTGGTCTTTCTATATGAGCATTTGGATAATAAGACGCAGAAGACTTGTTTATAACAAGTTCAGTAATATTACTCTGGTTGGTAATAGTATCCAATTTATCAAATGAACCTACGGATCTCACTGAAATAACATCATTAGTAGCAGGATCATCTGTAAGGGTAATTTGTGTCTTATTATCTCCACTTAAAGTAAAGTCTACCTTTGGATCTAATATTTTACCATTTTTAACAACTAATAGACTTGTTTCATCTGGAACATTATCATTATCAACTGTTCCTACAGGAGTAAATATTTTTTGATCTCCAGCAGATAATATACATCTAGGATTAGCAGATACAAATGTATGTGTATAATTACCACCAGTAATTACAGAGTTCGCAACACCACTATTAGCAACAAATGTATGTGTTGTTGTATCAGATGATTTACCAACATTTACAGTAATTGTTCCAGCTGCTGCATCCTTTGCCGTTATAGTAACAGGAGCATCATAAGATCTATCACGTTTTCTACTTAAAGAACTTTGAACAGCACTAACAAATGTATGTGCAGTAGTATTGGTAGAAGGTGCAGAATCTAAAACTTGGATATCAAATGTATCTGTTGTTAAATTAGAAATAGGAACCCACTTACCACCACCAATTCTATCAGTTGGTCTAGGATAAACGTATTGACCAGAACCTTGTAGACAAGTAAATTTAAGAGCACCATCATTTAATTTAATTAGATCACCATCGTTAAATCCATGATTAGTAATTTTTATAGTTACAATACCTGTTGTTGGGTTATATGTAGTACCAGCTTCTGGTGTCTTAATATCTATAGTAGTTCTAGGATATGAATGATTAGATTGATTATAATCAGCACCACAAGTAAATGTTACAGCACTATCAGCCAACTTAATAGACTCTCCAACACTAAGTGCATTAGCACCAGTAGTACCAATATGTAAAACTAAATTTCCAGTTGTAGGATCATAAGTTGTATTATTGCCAGGAGTGTAATTTACTAATGGCGATGTACCAACGTTAAGAGTAATAGTATCTGTAGTTACTGCATCAATATTAATATTAGTATTATACTTAGGATCAGTAGTTCTTGGATAAGACTTAATAGCATATCCACTATCCATATTACACTTAAACTTCAATGAGTTTGGTTCAATTCTTACATCAGCATTTTGTAAAAGACCATGATTTGGAATAGTTAATACTAAATTACCATTAGCAGGAGTATAAGTTGCAGTAGTTGGTGTAAATCTCTTTCTACCATCATATAAATTAAACACCTTACCAGTATTAGTAAATGTCTGATTCAATTGATCTAATAACTTGAAGATACTAGTAAATTTGATAGCAAATAGTTTTCCTGTAGTATGTGCAGTCGCTAATGTAATAGTAGTATCATTAACCCATGTGAAATCACCTAATTCTGCAAACTTCCAAGTATTATTAGAGAATACCACAATATTATCTCTTTCGCCAGATGCAGCAGACTGTCCTGTACTTAAAGTGTAATTAGATCCAGAAGCAGTTAAAGATCTATGTAAGTTATTACTCATCTTAACCATAAAGATCTTATCTGTTGCTGCTGGTGCAGTAACAAAATCTATAAATCCTCTATTAGTAGTAAGTGAATAATCAGTGCCAGGATCTTGTACAATACCATTAATAGAAACTAATATATCAGCATCAGTTGCAACTTCTGATGGAACAAGGTTTAATGCAGTTGGACTTGCAAGATTTGAATTTCCTGTAAACAACTTAAATCTCTTCCTAGTACCATCTGGGCAGTCGTCAAATTCGTCTACTTGAGTTATAGATGGAATCTTAACTACAAAGACGTTAGTAGGTGCAGGCGATCCAGTATGGTCTAATATAATATCATTACCACTAACAGTAAAGTCTGATCTATCAAAGAATCTTGGAGCTCCATCAACATGAACTAATAATCTTCTATAATCTGCTGCACTACTACCTGGCGATGCAGACATAGTTATTTTCCAACTATTGGAATTTACGGCACTTTGACTAGCAATAGTTAATTCCTGAGAACCATGAGTATAAAGTATCCAAAGTTGTTCTGAATTAGCAGGTGCAGTTGTAAATGTAATTTGACTACCACTTACAGTCCAATCTTGAGTTGGGTTCTGTACAACACCATTTCTAACAACCATTAGATCATCAACATCTGGTGGTGTAAATGCAGTACCGCTACTATGTGTCAAGTTAAATGTAGCAGTAGAACCATTAAATCCAGTAAGATCATCTAACATTATATTCTGGTTCACACCATCATAAGAATAGTATGAGAACATAATTTCACCAATAGCTGGTGCAGTACTAAATGTGATAGCTTTATTTGAAGCAGAAACAGTATAATCTGTGCCAGGGCGTTGCATAACACCATTTCTAATAACAAAGAAGTGTTTTTCTAATGCAGGTGCAATTAAAATTCCATTTGATGTAATTGGGAAATAAACTCTCTCACCGTTAATACATCTAAACTTATCTAAAACAACGTTATTAGTACTTGTTGGAACAAGTTGTCTATTAAAGAATGGTATCTTAATATTATCAGTAGTTAATGGAGGATCTACAAAAGTAATTAAATTACCAGTTATTGAATAATTTGATGTACTTGGTTCTAATAATAGGTTATTTTCAATTACAAATATGTCAGTAAGATTAGCAACATACTGAGGAACACCTTTATCCGCTAAATTCCATTGTACTCTAGTACCAGTCTGATCTTGACCTAATCTATCAAGAATAGCACCTCTACCATCATCTGTATTGCTTAAGTAACTACTTACATAATCAATTAAAGTGCATTTAACAGTAGATGCATAAGCATCTGTAAATATTATTTGTTGACCTACAATCGTATACTTATCATGATCGAGAACAGCATTATCCAGATAAACGACTAAACTTTCTTCTCCATTCGTAGGACTATAATTAACACCATTTCTCTTTAATGTAAATGTCTTAGTACTTCCATTAAATGTAATTGGTTCTAAGACTTCAACAAAACTAGATGAATGTGAAGGAGATGTATATGTAAATCTAGTATCAAAACCTCTTACTGAGTTTGTTCCAGTACCATACACAGTACCACTAATATTTCTTGCTCTTAACTCATATAATGCATCAGGAGTTTTAGAAGCATTTGATTCTATATGATGATTAAATCTCTTAGTTGTACAACCTAAAATACCTTGAATTTGATTATCATTCCATGTAGCAGTATTTACAATAGCACATGTAGTATCTTCATCAAGATACCAACCAAATATATCAGCAGGATTTACAGTTTCACTAAATGTAATCACATTTCCACTAACACTATAATTTGAAGCAGGAACTAAATGTGTTTCAAATACAGATGTAAAGAATACGAGTAACTTACAATTAGAACTAGGTGTATAGTTCATTGTAAATTGTGTACCAGCTGATCCACTAAATGTCAAAGAATTTAAATTTTGATGTCCTACAGCAAAAACACGAGAATCATCAGATGGACTAGCACCAAGATTAACTGTATTGTTTGATACAGT